GTGACAGAGCTGGGTTCTTCGAGTCATTCGGAGATCAGATACATCCGTCAATGCTGCTTGCCATTGCCTTATCTAAAAATGAAATAGAGCAAGAGTACGATGTAATCTTGGATGATTATAACCTTGGAGTCGTAAAGCTTGTAGAAGGTGCCTTTAACGGTTTGCATTCAGATATGTATAATCTAGACGGCTCAGACCACAGCGACGGCTCTGAGAGAAAAGATGAGCTAGAGTTCTCTGCTATTCTATATCTATCCACCCACGGCGTTGACTTCACTGGCGGCGAGTTGGTATTCCCACAGCATGATCTAAAAATTAATCCAGAGTCAGGAACCCTAGTATTTTTTAGGGGAGACCTTGATCATACTCATAAGGTAAGACATATCTTAAGTGGAGAGAGATATGCAATTGTCATGTTTTTTGGCAAATAAAATAATTACTTTTATGTTAAAATTGTAGTATGTCTTACCGTCTCCGTTCCCGTGGCACCTACCACGAATTTGAGCCTATCCAGGCTTCTGGCGGAACCGTGCTTGAGACAATGATCGATGGAACTTTGCACAAGGTTCACTACTTTACATCTGTTGGTTCTCATACTTTTACTCTAGATCGATTCGGATCTAATCCAGAAATTAATTATTTGATCGTAGGAGGCGGTGGCTCGGGCGGAGCCTCCCAGATTGAAGAGGGCGAACTAGACCCAGCAGACCCAGCAGACGATGGAACTGATGCTCCAGACATAGTAATCGCTGGCGGCGGTGGAGACGCTGGATCAGTTGTTTCTGGATCATATCACTTTCTAGAAGAAAAGTCTATTCAAATTGTCGTTGGAAACGGCGGCATTACTGGAAGTCCAAGCGGTCCAGGAGAAAGCGGACAGTCTTCAGTAATAGGGCAAGAAGGGACTGACTTATATATTGTAGCCAGTGGTGGCGACGGTGGCCCATTCTCTAATGCTATTGACGGAGAGGGTGCAGACCCATCTGTATCTGGCATTAAAGGTCTAGAATCTTCCATCAACGGAATTCTTTCAACTTATGCGATAGGCGGAAAAGCTGGTTCAGATAAGTACGGAACATCTCAAGTAGAATTCGGTTCAGGCGGAGGGGGTGGCTCTCACCAGGGAGAGATGGGGTCTAGTCTTCCTGGACTCCCAGGAATGCACGGTGCGGTTATCATATCCTATCCAATTAAGCCAAGGCCAGGCTACCAAAACCCTGCTGTGCCGTCTAAGCCAGACCAGCCACAAGCATCTACTAGCGTTGGACAAGATTTTGTAACTTGGAATGCGGTCCTAGATAACGGCTCGGCCATCATTGAATATGAGTGGGAGTGCAGTGATGGAAAAACTGGTACGACCACATCTTTAGGCGTTACCGTTGAGCAAGAGCCAGCCTTGCCCCAGACATATAGGGTTAGAGCTCGCAATGCAATTGGCTACGGCCCATGGTCTGATGACTCTGGATCCGTTACCCCATTGCCACCCTTCTTCCCCCACTTCCCACCGCACTTCCCACCATTCTTCCCATTCTTCCCACACTTTCCACCGCACTTCCCACCCTTCTTCCCACACTTCCCACCCCACTTCCCTCCTCACTTCCCTCCTCACTTCCCTCCTCATTTCCCACCGTTCTTTCCACACTTCCCGCCACACTTCCCACCGCACTTCCCACCGTTCTTCCCGCACTTCCCGCCACACTTCCCACCGCACTTCCCACCGTTCTTCCCAAGGTTCCACGCATGGTGTATCCACGAAGACACTTTGGTTAGGACTGCTCGTGGTGAGATTCCTGCAAAGGACGTGGTCATGGGTGATATGGCGATAACTCCATTGCTGGCTGAGATGACGGCAGAAGATCCAGGAGACTCTAAGCCATCTATGTTCTTGTGGTCCGCAGACACTCTAACGTTCGAAGGACTCGCGGAAACTGAGGTTATGTATCTAGGTCCTAAGATGTCGGCATGCGTCTACTTCAACGGCAACGAAGCCGCCAAGTTCTCGTTCACCCAGACAATTTATATTAAGCGAGACGGGGTATACAGAATCGTACCAACTTCTGATATAGAACCTGGAGACTTCCTTATAACTGTAGCTGAAGATGGATCTTATGGAGAAGAGCTAGTAGAATCTGTCACAGTTATAGACGAGCCACAAATGACATACCTTGTAGGCTGCGAGCCACAGGACTGGTTCATTGCTGGTGGCTATCTGGTGCACAATAAGTAAGGGCTAGAATGGTTAATCCTTTAAATCTGTATGCAACTAAGGTGTTCGCAGAGCATCCAACAACAATGTGGGCACTAGATGAAGAGGTCGGATACCTCACCTTGTTCGACGTAGGCGGGAATGAGCAACTTGTCGAGGAAGGCCTCGACTGGACCATATCTGGTGCCACCACAATAACCGAAGAGCAGTTTGAGCAAAGCGTCCCGACTCCACCAATTTCTACAACTTTTAAAAACTTTTTGCAAGAAGAGGTTGGCAACGGGGGGCTAATCTCAATCAGGTCTAAGCATTCAGCATATGGCAGTAGCATTAGTACCTCTCTAGGTTCTTTTGCAATAGGCCTTTATCTCTATACGCCTAACAGATCCGTCCAGGTAAGGGTCGGGTATACATATACGAATACTGCTGACGGGCAAGAGTATGAAGTCCTAAGGCCAGTAAATGTTCCAACAAGCTCTAGGGGGTTGTGGGCATTCGTATCTGCGACTTTTAGCTTGCCAGAGAACTTCTCAAACATTTCTCCATTTATAGAAATGTTTTATCAGCCCTCAGAAGAAGTCGTTTATCAGTTTGCGATTAACGGAATATCTTTTGGGCAATGGTCAGAAGAGTTTCACTCACAGTCTCTTGGATCAAAGCCAGAAGCCCCAGTGCTTCTTCCCAACTATCCAGAATTTCTCGGAATCTCTGCTAACCCTTATGGACTACAGGGAAAATCTGGCTATTATGTGGTAGATGATTCTGACGGCCTACAGCTATGTGCTAAAAATACTGGTACACCAATTGTCTATGGCTCTGAGAATAGCACCAGAATTACGCCAAACGCAGGCGGAAAGCCATCGCTAGTTCTTCCAGGCGAGGGGTTTATGAATAAGTCAGGACAAAACAAATCTTTAACATTTGAGTTCTGGGCAAACATAATGTCAAGTGCTACAGAGGCGAGAAGAGTCTTTGGCCCGCTACTTTCTGATGACGGGCTATATGTTGATAGACATATGATAAAGCTAAAGGCAGGAAGCTACTCTGGCTCATACTCGGTTGGCGAGTGGGGTAGGCCAATGCTAATAAGTATTAGGATGTCTGCCACTAGAATTTCGGTTCTCATTAATGGTCAGGAAGTCATGTCTATTGATATTAACGGAGATCCGATAGCCTTCCCAGATGCAGACACAGACTGGGTAGGGTTTTATGCATATGATGATGTTCCTGTAGTTCAGATAGAATCTCCAGCAGTGTATTCTTACGAAGTTCCAGTTATCGTACAAAAGCGCAGATTCATTTATGGTCAGGGTGTTGATTTTCCCACTTCTATTGGTGGATTAAACCACACATCGATAGCAGCCATAGACTACTCGGTTGCTAATTATGCAAAAAATGCAAGGTATCCATCTACTTCTAGCTGGTCTTCAGGCTTTGCAGAAAACATGAACGTTGGCAAAAACTCTATAGCCCTGCCAGACTATAGACTGCCTAAGCTGTTCCTGAGCGAAAAGAGCTTAGAGTGGAAGTCTGTAACAGATCTTAGTTTTGATCCTGAGAACCCTACGTTCTCAATAAAGCCAGACATTACCTTCGATAACACTGGTGGATATTTCTTTTTCAATAGCCTTAGCTTTTTAAAAGAGTCTGCTCAATCAATCTATGCGGTTTTTGAAAAGACGGATACATTTACATATTCTGGGAAAGAAACACTGATGCGCTTTGAGAACCAGTTTGACAAATCAGCCATCGACATATCTTTAGATAACGATACAATTGAATACTCTGTGGAGTACCTGGACGAAAACAATAACTTGTTCTCAGAAATGTTCTACACATGCTCTGGGGTTAGTGTCGGTGATCAGTTTGCTGTTGGTCTTAGCTTCCAGCAGGCAGCAATAGCTTTTGGGGGGAGGGTTGCATCCTTTATTGGAACTATTCAATCATCTAAGGTATTTATTGCTGGAAACCAAAGCTATCAAAACACTTTTTCTGGAAAGATACACAGGGTAGCTATCTCAAGTGCCATAAATCTACAAAAGATGATCAACGTCTTTGATACAAATGGTCTAGCAAAGGATTATTCTTCTGGATCTCTAGCAGGTGAAAGCAATAAGCTGTCTCAAAAAGCAACTTATACACTAGTTCCTACTAAAAATCTTGGAAAGTTTGAGTTAGATATTGCAACGGATTCATATTGGGAAGACTACATTCCATTGAGCTATTTTGGAAAATATGTTTTAGATCAGGCTAACGACAAGTTCTTCTCTCTAGATTTTTTGCAGTTTAATGTAGACTATGTAAGGCTGAGTAATTTTTCTGAGGGTGCCTATGACACATCATCAATGCCAGTAAAAACATATGTTACATTCCAGTACTTAAAAAACGGTGCCAATAATAATATTGCGTATTACCAAAATACAGAGCCTTTACCTAAAGATGGGATAGTCTCACCAGGCACCGATTGGGTAACCACAAAGTACGAAGTCCTTAATGATTCAGTAATCAAGTTGCCAGTTGGAATTAGTATTGATAGCCTGGCTCTTGTCATTCATATTGAAGTACAGTCAGACGGCATTCTTAATGACAACATAAGAATAAGACACCTAGACATATCGTCACAAGCTCTTGGAAAGCAACCTAATAAGATTAAAACTCAGTTTGGAAGTGAGATAGTTCCTTACAAAAGATCTGGAAACTATTTTGAGTACAAGAACGTCAGCCCTTTTAGTATTGGAAAGAACAGTTCACCGTACCTGCACCTGACTAAAAATAGTGGAATGAAGCCAAGGGTGCCATTCTCATATTCTGGATTTGAAGGGCTAAGCATTCCCATTAACAAAAACAAAGCTTCATTCTTTAAGATTGATCTTTTTCAGATGTCTGTCAGATATGATGAGCTCACCTTTCCTACTGATCCAGTACAGCTATTTGAAATAGAAGGTCCTTCAGATTATGTTAGGTTCTACCTAGTAGCAGACTCTAATACACAAAAACGCGGTCAGATCTATGCGATTGACAGCAAGACTGGAACTCTTAGATCTGATATCGTGTTCTACACTGATGGAAAGGTTGTAAAGCGTCCGATAGTTAACTCTTATAGCTGGGCTACACTGTCATTCTCATTTCTAGATTCCCTGAGCTTTGAGAATACTCCTGGGGCAATCCGAATCACCAGCCCAATAGCATTCGACAACTTGTCTTATTATCAGGCAACTCAGCTAGATGATGTTCAAAGATTTGCGTTCAGGCAGTGGACAGCCGTACGCCAAGGCCAAGATGTGTCATTCGATTGGAGTGATTGGAGTGATGTAACTTGGCAAGAGGTGCTATTCTTGGCACAAACAGATGCCGAATTAACAGACGCTCAGCGTATTTATAAGACATTTACTGGTACAAATAGCTTTATTTTTGATTCAAGCTCCAGCCTGGTTGTCAGCAACTACAGGTCTTCCATCTATAAAGACCTGTCTTGGTCGAATTCTACCATCACTCCAGTATAATGTGGTACAATAGTAACCATGAATACTCCAAAACCAAGATTCCCTGGTCAGATCGGGGAGACAAAAGTACAGGTAGTTGAAGAAAACTACTCTAACTACGGAACATACGTATGGCACAAGCCAAGCGGTAAGGCATTTACAGACGGCAACGGCAATGCGTTGTCGATTGAATCAATGAAGGGCGACCTGTCGAGGGTACAAGAGCTAGAGAATGCTGCTCGATACTGGGGTCAGCCAGAGGGCACTGCAAAATTCTACCCAAACATGAAGAAGATTTCTGACGAAGAGCACAGCGAGCAAGTAGACAGAATGTCACAGGGCCTCATCCCTAGCATGAATGACATCGGGGCTATCACTGCTGCCAAGAAGACTCTTGAGACATACGGAGACGAGGGGTAATGTCTGAGCAAAGCTGGACTGTTGGTGCAAGAATTGATGAAATTGAGCAAACTGTAGATCAGTTTAAGAAGCAAGACCCATTCAACAAATCCTGGGATGACATCAAGTCTTTGACGGGGCTAGACACTAACTTCAAGAGACGTTCTAGCAGGATGTCAAAGAACTATACTTATACAAATGATGGCCCTACGGTAGATCCGTCTCAGCAATACATGACTAGTGCTCTTGCTGTGGCTTCTGGNATTGAGGACGCAAAGTCCAAAGAGATTAACCCAGGCACNGTCTTCCGTAATGGCTACGGAATGTTTGACGTAATCACTCCACCATGGAATCTGTATGAGCTAGCAAATTATTACGATACTTCTTTCGCTAATCACGCAGCTATCGATGCCAAGGTTGAAAACATTGTTGGTCTTGGATATGACTTCGAGGTGTCAAAGCGTACAATGATGAAGCTAGAGTCCACCGAGAATCCAGACGCAGTAGAAAGAGC